GGCCGGGTCCATAATAAAGGCCCTATCTGCCTTAACAACAGCACACATTGAGCCTATGGCCCAAACTTCGTCGTATTCTTGGCTGTGACTTATTGACAGGTGGTAGTCTAATTGACTTCTACCCATGGCAACTATAGCGATTTTCTTGCCCGCTAACGGCCTCTTGTCCTCGTTAAACATTATTGAGGTTGAGGTCGAAGTTTATCGTACCTATATTGATCCCTGGTTCCAAGAGCTTCATTAAAGTTTTTAAGTTTCATAAGAGCTTCTTGAAAACGAGTTTCAAAATATTGAAGATCATTTGGGTCTTCTTTCATAAAAATAGCCGCTTCGACTAAAGCGCCATATAGCAAAGCATCTTCAGCGTTTGTTGAAAGCCAAGTTGTCCCGCTATCTCCTGCAGCAGTTAATGAAGCAGGTCGGTATACATAATGAAGCTCAAACGTTAAATTGCCGTTAGGTGAAGGAGCCAAAATAAACGTGTCTTCATCAAACGAGGCATAATATTTAGGAGCTCCTGTTGTAGCGGCGGCTGGAGTATAGTCTCTTACCCAAGTAACTTGTTTTAAAGACAAATAGGTATAATTACTACTTGAATCAAGAACCGCTAAACTTAATGGATCTAAGTAATCACTAGGTTTGGATAGATAAGCGTTCCCAGAAGCGGCTGTCCCTGTTACGTTTTTACGAAACTCATCTAACTGTACCGTTTTTAAAATTTTCTCTTCGGACAGCTTAATAAAGGTGTCCAAAGTGCTTGTAAACGTTGTTTCATCGTTATCCATGTAGTTTTGGATAGCTGTTTTTAAACCCGAATATGTAAAACTCATGTTGTCACCGTTAATGTTCCTAGACTTGCTGTTGCCTCAAGTCCCGTAAAATATGTTCCTATTGTATCCGCCGTCGTATCTGTCATTGGAGACGCAGCTCCCGCAGTCACAACCCCCAACTGAGCTTGAGGTAAAGACACTTCAGGTCTGGCTTGATACAAAGTTTCTGGGTCCTGGACATCTTTAGCTGGAATATCTTGAGGTTGTCTAGGTTCATAACATTCGGGACACACCTTTAAATTATCCCACTCAACCATCATAGAAAGATAGGGATAAGACCAGCCACAACGATCACAAATCGCTAACGAATGAGTGCCTTTAGCATAAGCCATTAATAACTAGCCTTTGGGACTAAATGAAGACTAGCTCTGCCTCTGTCCTCATCTTGTGCTCTTCTTAAATCTTGCTCATATATTTGTAATAACATAGGAACTCGTTCAGGATTCTTTTTAAGAGCCATATAATAAGCCAAACCAGAAACCATAGGCGGTATAAACCGACTCGGTACTTCTTGGTCTTGAGCAGAAGCCGTTACATCATCAATTCTTTGAATACGATAACTAAGAAATATATCCGTTGAGTTCTCCGGTGTCGGCCAAAGGTATAATACAGGAGTGCTTTGTCTATCAACAAAAAACTCTGTAGGCCTAGCCTCAGTTGTTTTAGTTGGAATATTCAAATATTCCATACGACCAATTCTGGAAAGTTGATAATCTGTCTGTATGCCGTTAACGGTTCTTCGAATAACTGCTTCGAGAACATCAATATCATAAGCATTCAACGTATAACTTGCCGTGCTTTCGGTTAGCGTTAAGCTAACTTCAGCAATCGTCCAAATATTAATGCCTCGATTCGACCAGTCTGCAAACATAACGTTTAAAGACCGCCGAGCGGTTGCCGCATCATATCCTGTCCGAGCTTCTAGCCCAGCAAGTTCATACGCCTCTTCTATTACTTCACCTGTGTCTAGGGCGAATGTTTTAGTGCCCGAAGTTGCCACGATCTAAGACCCTGGAGCTTCGTAGTATTTCAAAAATTCACACCAAACCGTGTATTCATTACCTGCATCAGAAGTAGAGGGAACAACAAAAAGTACATCCCCTGAATACCCTGAAGCAGCAGTATTCTCTAAACCACCAATATCACTAAAGTCAAACGAATTATCGTAAGCCAGTGTTAAAAAAGTAACATCAGTTGTTGCGTCCCAATCAAGAGAAGCAGGTGCATCTGGAGCACCACTACAGGTGTACCAAATTCTATTCAGAGAAACATGGGCACAAGATTCACCGTTCAATGTTGAAGCATTTAATGCCGAAACATCTACTAGAGTCGTGCTGCTTGCACTTCCATCAGAATACACCGAGCAATAGACTATAAGTTTTTTCTCACCATCTAATTGATTAGTTGGTCCTGTGACTGAATTAGCCATGCGTCACCTCCTATTAAGCGTCAGCAAATGGTGTTACTAAAGTACCTGAACCAAGTATAATTCCTTCTATTGAATACTTCGCAGAAGCTATTGCAGTACATCTTACGATGCTTCCTGCAAGTCCTCCTTTGGTAGTTCCGTTCATAGTTATAACATCATTGCTTGCGCCAGAAATAAAGGTTTTGCCTGTTGCGTCAGTTACTCCTGTATAAGTACCACCAACAAACTTGTCTGTGCCATCCGTTAAGATGTCCATATCTGTAGCTGCTGTAACAACAACAAACATGAATTGAGCCCCTAAATTATTAGTTTGATTTGGGTCGGTGTCTTCACCTGGAGCCGTTGTAACTATAGAAGGTAGTGTAAATTTACCGTCTGCGTCATTACAAAGAAGTATTTTTCCTGCGTGTGATGCCACTGTTATTGATGTGTCTGCTGTGAGACTCACAACAGCAGCGTTCCCTGCGGAAATAAAACCAGCGAGGGATCTAACTGGACCTGAAAAGGTTGATTTTGCCATAATTTTTCTCCCGAAAAAATAAGTCCTACCGTCTTGGCATTGTCTGCTAGGTCAGTCTGTAGGACAAGTTAACCCTAGAAAGTTGATGCGGGTTGAGTGAGAAACCCCCGCATCATAGGTTCCATATTGCTTGCGTTTTAATGCTCTACAGCGTTATGCACCAGGAGAGCCAAAAATACCGCGCCAGTCAGACCAGCCGAAGCTGTATCTTTCTCTTGCTTTATATCTAACATTTCCTGTTTCGAAATCGCCTTCCATATTAGTGGAAACTGCGGTTCGAACAAAGTGCTTGAGGCCATTAGGTACATCTGTCTTAACAAACCAAGCGTCGGTATCTGTCAAATAATGATTCACAGCGTAGCCATCTGGGATCATTCCCATATTTCTAATTGCATTGATGTCATTATCTGAAGTTGCGACTCGACCTGGAGTGTTTAACAACCGATCTGCGATAAACTGCAATGCAGGCGGCACAATTAGTCGTTGTGCTTGTGCATTGACCTTTAAATTTCTTTCATCTTTAAAACCAGCAATATCAATTAATGCTTGTTCCATTGATGTTTCATTAAGGTCTGCAGCCGTACTTAGTTCGTTCTTGAGATCACCAGCAGTCAAAGAAGTATGATCGGTAGCGAAAAGTTCTTTACCGTCTCCTCCTGGATATGTACTACTGAATCCGTTATTCAACACATTAGCAGCTTTAACCTGCTTTGTTTGTTGCATAGAACGAGCAAGAGCACGAGTGTATCTTGCAGATAGGGTATCATAGAGATTATCTTCCATCGCTTCTTCAGTTAAGGAGAAAGCTAAAGCCACAGTATCGTGAGTATAACGAGCTGTCCAAGTTTCTTGGGCAGTGTCATACTTAACTGCAGCGCCTTCGCCTTTAACTGCTGCTTCCCCGAATCCAGAGAGCATCACTTCTTCTTCATAAGCACGATCAGAATTTTCTGTATCGAAAATCATCGTATGCTCGTCAGAATAACTTGAATACTCTAGTCCGAATAAAGCATTAAGTCCTGGGACAAGTTCTTTAACGAGCTGCGCTCTATTAATTGCCATTACTTATTCTCCTTATTCAAATGGATTAGCTGGGAAACGGAAGAATGCTCTAGCACTAGCTCCGATTGAGTTGCTTGGTGTATCCACAAAACCAACACAAAGAGCTACGCCAGAAGATGTTGTAGCAGTTACGCCTTCAGCAGAACGACCAGTAGATGTACTACCAGAAGTTGTTGAAAGAGTATACTTATTGCCAATAAAACTTACAGCCGGTGTACCAGCAGTAAATTGAGCTTCATAAACGATGTCAGGATCGTTATATATATAAGCTTTAGCATCTACACTTCCTAATGTAGCAGTGTCAGCAGTCCAATGTTTTGCAAACGTTGGAGTGCCATCACTTGCCTCGTAATAAACGCCAGCAAAAACGCCAACAGGAGCACCAGTAGCCGTCCCTTGAATGATATATCCGCTTGATAGATTGACAACATCGCCACTAAAAATAGAAGCATTTGTCGCACTAGCGATTCTCATTTGGGCAGGTCTAATAGTTCCACCAGTCAAATGATATGCTGGTGTAAATCCGTTGGGATCATTAGTGTTTGCCATAATTTATTTACCCATAGTTAAAAGGTTAATCTTCAGAAAGGTTCCGTTTGCTACCAAATTCCGTTTTCGTTTGACGAACCGGTTTTTCGATAGGCATAATAGGATTACTTTCCCTCATTAATTCAGAATCAACTGCTTCCATGGACGCATCGTTCATTTCTTGGAAATATTCTTTGCGTTCATCTACAATCGATTCATCTATTTTTGCTAAGATTAAACCGCCAACCCCAATAACACCTGCGTGTTTTCCATCCTCAACCGTAGGGCCTTGAAACTCAGGATGAGTTTCAGCTCTAACCGGCTCGAATCCTTCACGAATACGCTTAGACATATTCGTTTTGTCATCTTGCCCAAGAATGCTTTCACGAATCCAGCGATACTTGTATCCTGGAGGTGGTTTAGGTGCGTCCAAACTGGACGGGGGTTGCCAAGGTTTTCTGCGAGTTTTGTTTTCTCGAACTTCAGCAGAACGGGAGTTGCGATCTGTCATATTATACTCCTATATTTAGACATACTTTGCGTACTCTTTTAATGGCACACCAAGCTTTTTAGCAATTGCTTGCTGACTTGCTGTGAGTTTTACTGTTTTGGATTTCCTAGCAGTGGGGTTTGTCCCAGCACTATTTCGTCCAACAGCTTGCACAAGAGGAGCTTTACCTTCCTCTTGTTCAAATTTGTGTGGAAACTCTTCTTTAATTTTGTTGCTTAGTTTCTCATAATAATCCGGCGCAGTCGGGTTTATACCCATATCTTGCATTTCTTTATCGATTGCAAAAGCCGCAGCCGTCATAACATTATCTCTACCAAACCAAACGTTCTCTTTTCTTTGTGCCCATTCAGTCGCTCGTGGGTCAAGAGGGGGAGACTGATTTGCTACAGCACCATTAGGTACTTCACCGTTCTCTCTTTGTTTTTTAGCCCTGGCTAAAGTTTCTTGTTCAACAGACAATTTAGCGATATTTCGTTGAGCGTTTACTTGAGCGTCTAAGTCCCCAGAGGTTACAGCATCCCGATATTTATCTTCTGCTTGTTGCAGTTCGGTGTTTACCCTGCCGTTATATTCTTGAAAAAGAGCCTGATCAGTGCTTTCAGCTTTTTGTTCAAATTCTTTAACTTGGTCTCTTAGCGTTTGTGCAACTCTAACGGCTTCGTCTC